TTTACATATATTTATAATCCTCCCCATCCAAAGTGTAAACAACATTTGAAATATCGAATGTTGCGATGGCTCTGGCACAACCAATGCAGGGTTTTGCCATTCCATATATCCATTTTCTTGTACGGTGATCTATCTTAGCTCTTGCGATATAGAGAGTTGCCTTGCTGACATCATCCTGCGATGCTCTTTTCAGAGCATTCTTAATCGCATCAGTTTCGGCATGGAGAAAGATGGCATCAGGATTCTTTGCAAACTCAGCCTGAAAGGGATGGCTCTTCATTTGACTGAAGCCATACCCTAACACACTATTCTTGAGAATAAGACAAGCCGCAAGCCGACTCGACTTCACAGGTTCTATATCTTGAGCCAACCGGAAGAGGTTGTTAATGATACGACTGTCGCGATCGTTCCGCATTATCATGATATTCAGCCCAATATTCCTTACAAAGCGCTTCCCATTCAGCAGTCTTGGAATACGTTTGAATTCCTTCGACCCACGTCTCGACACTATCTGAGTCTGTATCGAATCCTTTACGCTTTAAGTCCCATCGAGCAATATCACGAGTGACATTGTAGATCATTTCATCATAATCAGACATCCATTTGCTCCACTTTGATTCCGCATTGACGAAGAAAATCCACCCCGGCTGAATCCCGGTACTGGACATGATAGAAAACTTCTGTAATACCACTTTGGTACATAATTTTGGAACAGTCCATACATGGGCCATGTGTAATAAAAGCCGTGGCACCATCACCATTTTCGCTTGATCTTGCTAATTTAGCAATCGCATTTGTTTCGGCGTGCAGAACTTCTTTTTTAGTTTTTAAGAGGGGGTGCAATAATTGTACGCCCCTGTCATCAAAAAATACTCGGTTCTCGCATTGATTATCCCAACCGCTTGGTGTTCCATTGTAACCGATACTGATAATGCGGTTATCCTTTACTATGACGCATCCGACCTTTGCACGGACGGCGGTACTACATTCGGCATAAACAAATGCTGCCTTCATATGTGCAATTTTATGCTTGTTCTGCATATCGTTTATCTCTAGCCTTCATTGCACTGGTATAAATGAAACCAGTTTTCTGCATAAACCTCTTAGCAAGTTCTTCCTGTAATTTATATGCCTCAGCTTCCCATGGCTGTTTTGCATATGGGATTGCCTTTTTCAGACGTTTACCTTTCCACACCTGCATCTGCTTAGGAAAGAAAATTTCATAGAGTTCACGCTTTGCCATTTGACGTACGTGAATCATCTCGTGACAAATGGTGAGAACCAAATTGAGATAGGTTTGTTCAGCACGAACCTCAATCTTGAACTCGCGTGGACAAAGGTTATCATCCATCCACTCACACCAGCCGTCGGCATCGAGCTTCCGTTTGATGATATAGTCGATTGATACAGCTCTGGCAAGCCGTGGACCAAGAACGATGGGCCCAATACAATCAGCAATATCCGCAATTAGCTCACGTTGGGTTTTAGACCCACCCTTGATGGTGATATCCATCATTATCCGGCCACCACGAGAACAAACCAAGCAGCGCCGAAGAGGGTGGTGAAGAAAGCAATGCTTCCAACGATTTCTATAACCTTAGCCATGTTCATCTCCTTAATCATTATGTATATACTACCACAGGCAAGGAAATATGTAAACAAAAAAATACAATTAAAAAAGTAATGAAATCAATTACTTAGCATTTTTTTTGCATTTTTACACCATAGGTGAGGTCTTTGAGAAAGAAATTTGGAATCGAACCCTGGAACCCACAGTGATGGAGGGTATCTGTAACCAGCTTATCAGCAGTCTGCTTTGAATTGGTGTGAGCAACATACTGTTTGTTCACACGGTCATAAATACGATACATACGTCCAGCTTTACGAATCTCATACATACTTAGCTGCCTCCAAAAATTTAAGATATTCATCCACTTTTTCACTATCTGCATCATTGAGTTCAATCTCACAAATACGTAACCATTCATTTCGCTTCAGGGGATCCATCATTTTTAACTGGCGAATAGCTTGCTGAAGTCTTTTCGGCCCGCCTTCTTTGTCATCCATTTCATATTTTCCTCTTCATCAAATCTTTCAGCAAATTCGGATTTATCCATAACTGGTCGATCATCCACAATATCACTCTGTGCCGATTGCTCTACGTTATAGAGTCTCATTTTGGCTCTGTCCACCCCAACAACAAACCGACGGTTCTGGGTTGGATCCCCATATCGGTTTTTGAGCTGTTTAATCATAATCTGACCAAGTTGTTCCATCTCTTCGGTAGAGATAAGAGCACACATAAAGTCGACCGTTGCTGGTAGGGCAAATGATTCGGATGTATCCTCAAGGCCAGGATCACTGTTGGTAAAACCAGTTCTGTTGAGCTGAGTCGCACTGACGATAGGTAGATTTTTCTCAACTGCCAACCCGCGAAGTTCCTCAGCAACGGCTTTGATGTAGGTATAACTGTTTACATTTGATCCATACTTGAGTCGGCTTGATGAGCACAGATTAATATAGTCGATGTAGACAATATCAGGTTGAAAGTTCTTTTTGAGACTCAGTTCGTTAAGCAGATGTCGGAAATGATTTGATCCGACCGTTGCAGTTGGAAATTCCTTAACGATGAGTTTACCCGAGGTCTTCTTCCTCAGTTTATTGATCTTGTCATCATAGATCTTTTTCGGAAATCCTTCGAGTTCATTAACAGGAATATTCAACAGATTTGAGTCAATCCGTTCGGCAATACGTTCCTCAGCCATTTCCAATGTGATATACAATACATTTTGGCCATTTAACATATTAGCCGCAGCCATATGACACATTGCGAGTGTTTTACCAACACCAGTACCAGCAATGAATACGTTTAGAGTTTTACGTGGCAGACCACCTTTGGTGATTGTATTAAAGTAGTCAAGATCGAACGGAATCCGATCTTCTTTCTTGTTGTAAAACTCAAATCGCTCTTCGGCATCTAGAAGAAAATCATGACCAATATGATCATCAAAAGACACACCAAGAGCATCAGCCAGTATAGTAGGTATTCCGCCCTTTTCCTTATTTTGGGATCGACCTTCAATGATCGAAATAGATTCCATAATTGCATTGTACACAGCCCTCTCTTGGCAGAATTGTTCCGTGTTATCAATGAGCCATGTCGAATCTTTTTTCTCAAAGGTAATTTGCTCAACATATTCAATCAGATTTTTAAAAATCTGTTCAGGTATATTTTCCTTTTTATTTAGTTCAATTAAAAGAGTTTCCTTGGTAGGAATGCCATTATACTTATCAATAAAATTATCAATTTCAGAGAACAGAAGCTTTTCAGTCTGATCTTGAAAATAATCATCCTTTAGGAAAGGAAGTACTCTCCTTGCATATGATTCATCATAGATCAGGTTGCTCAGTATCGTTTGTTCTATTCTCACTCTCTAATGCCTCCGTAATGATTTCAACCAATATATCACCCAACATGTTTTCAAACTCTTGCTGATCCTCAGGTGTGAGTTTGTCTACATTAAATTCAGATGGTGCCTCTACAATATCATACTCGAATTGCATAATGGCCTCATTTTTTTCTTCCTCGAGAAATTTTACCGTCTGATAATGATAAATTATACCATTCCACTTTTCCTCAGTCAATAGAACTCTAGCTAAATCTTCATTTTTATATTCGTCATAAAGTACTTCATACTTCGGCATTTTCGAACTCTTCTTCGACTGTATCCATATCATCGTCTCCTATTCCATAAAGGAATTCCTTTTGGGCCACCTTTTCCAATTGCTGTAGGATTTCATCCGTAAAATATTCTTCCGGGTTTTCATTAATAGCTTTACCGAAAACCTTACGACCATCGGGCAGTTCGTAACGAGTACTTACCTTTTTGATAATATCGTACTTTTCCGCAAGATCAAGCAAACCATAATAACGGTCAAGTCCGGTATCGTACCGCAGTTTGACCTCAACATCTTTATTCTCTTTTGTAAAACGAGACTTGATCATACGGCAACGGATAATGTTACCGACAACATCCTTGCCATCCTTATCCTTCTTCTTGGATAGGAATACGATCTGTGAGGCGGTATATTTGAGACCAGAACCACCACCCATTTCCTTCATAGGTACATATGATCCAATAACATCATAGACGTGGTTTGTCACGATCAGTGGTACATTGACCTTTGCAAGCTTAAGATTGAGAACTCGGAATGTAGCCTTAATCAACTGCGCCTTGGTCATATCACGAGTTTCCTTGCCTTCCGTGGTATCCTCAACCTCCTTTGTGGTTGACATCTGGCCAAGTGAATCAAGGACCATAAGCATAGGCGGGCGATCGGCAATATCAGTCTTTGCGTAATTATCTAGGATCTGAATTGCAGTGTGTCGGAACTTTTGGATAGTTTCAGGCTCAGAGATAATAACTCGTTTTGAGTCAATGCCTCTTGATTCCATCATATCTTTGGTTACAGCTGCCTCAGTATCAAAATAGAAGCAAGCACCAGTGGGATTATCATCAAGGAAACGCTTGACCATGCCAATAGCAAAAAAAGTTTTTCCGGTTGCGCTTTCGCCAGCGAGCGCAAGTACTTTATTATTTGGTGCACCACCAAAAAGGGAGCCAGATAGAGCGGCGTTAAAAATATAAGAGCCGGTATCAATAGTATCCCCAAACTCACTGCTGCCCATTCCGTCAGCTGCGACATGAGTATTCTCGTCGTTTAGTTCTTTTACAATATTGCGAAAAAAGTCAGTCATCCACATCTCCTGTTAGAAGCAAAGTATAATGTATTTTATAATTTATTGTTGGAAAAGTCAACTCTTTTCCTGATTAGATCCATATGCAGTTACAGATTTATTCGGCCCAAAGGTACCATTATTTTTCAAAGATTCTTCGTTTTGTTTTTCACGAAGTGATTTATCATTGTATAATGGTTCCTGCCATTGTTCTTCCATTTCAGCTACCTCAACAGTAGGTTCTGGTTCATCAACGGCTTCTGGTTCTTCGTCTGTTTCGACCTGGACTTCTTGCCAGTTTTTAGCTACATTTACGGCTGTTTTAATCCTCTTTGGTTTTGCAAGAGACATATTGGCTGCAATTACCAAGAGAACAGCGAGTGGATCAAATACAAATATGATAGTTATAATAACCCAACGTACCGCCTCTTCAAGTACATTCTTATTTGTATCCTTATAGAAAAGAGCGGCAATATATTTAATAGGTCCAACTTCAGCTTCTAGTTGGAGCTGTTGTCTTTGTAATGGTTGTTTTTCATCTCTGAGTTGTTTAATGTTTTTGCTAGCCTCAGAAATAATTCCGGAGAGTGAGCTGCGTTCCACAGATTGGCTTTGGCGCACGGCGATGGCACCATCTTTTCCGCGGATACGATCATAGTTGATGAGCGTCTGAACTGCTGCATCGAGCTGTTTAATAACAAGTTCTGCATCTTTGATTCTCCGTTGCTCTTGTTCGATCTGTTGGTCGAGTGATTGAATCTCTAAAGAATTATCTCCTCCGACCAATGTCTGATCGATGTGAGCTTTGGATAGAAAACCAAAGATACCCATTGATGTTATAAACATCAGCACAATAACTGCTGCTGTCAAATAAGTCTTCAATAATCTAGGTGCTATTTTCCAATTTTGATAGAGCCAGGAGGCGGTAAGTAGTTTACCAACTTCTAGTACTCCACCCATAATAGCAATAGGTATTGCGGCAGCGGCAAAGATTGCCATTAAACCAACAATACTATACCATGCGGCAACACCAGAAATGGCGAGAGCCACAATAAGAGTTAACCAACCCATTTTATCCTCGAGTGATAGCTAAGACTTTATCAATCGTTGCCTGAACCTGAGGTGCTCGGTTTGGCCAATGTATATATTCTTTGTCAGATGTTTTGAGTAGATTGACGAGTAAAGGCATGACGATCTTTTCAAGCTCGGTTACCTTACCGGAAATTTCATCCTGAGCCTGTGCGATGGCTAGATTAAGATCATCCGATTCTTCTACATTACGTCGAGTCAGCAAAGTATCAAGCTTGTCCTCAAGCGGAGCAAGTGCGTTGAGTACGACTCGTGTTAAATCGTTCTCATCAATAGATGGCGGTGTGGATTCTGCTGAATCTTGATTTGCTTGGAATGTGGCTTCGTCTACTGCACTAAAGCCATAGTCCAGATTTGTATATTCTGCGGGTATATCAGCCAAAGAAATCCTCCAACGTATTTGTTTTTTCTACCGACCATCCAATAGCATCCAAAATATGGCGGATTGGATCGACATATGATTTATCAAATTGAGTATCATAGTCTATAAATCGTTTCAGATCAAACTCGGGTGGCAAAATAATAGGAAAGGCAATTACATTTTGTTTTGCCGGATTTGGCATTTTCAGATATGCAAATTTAACCTTATCGCCGTTTTTGATCTCTTCGTACTTATTATTTATATTCAACTCTTTTATCAGTTGATTATAGCGGCGAGATGCACGAACGTGAATGGGGACACCAACACCTTCTTTTTGCTTTTTCCATAGATTGGATACACCGCGAGGAAAGGCAACATCCTCTGGGTTTAGTTTTTGGAACTCACCTCTGGCGGTTTCAATGAATTTTTGTACCGCAAATTCATCCTCGTTCATGATAAGAGATAGAGTCTTTTCGATCAGTTTACGGCAGACCTGAGGAGTCGAGGATCGGACTGATTCAATGCCGGTAATTTTAATCTTTGGTTTGGCATATTGCACACCCTCATTATTAAGAACATTCGCAATATACCGTTTTTTACCAGTAAAGATAACCTTTGATGCAATGACCTCTCGTTTCATATGCATACGTTGGTCATAGGCATGCACATATTCCTTGAGAGTTTCATATGTTTTGGCAAGCAGAGGTTCGATTTTCTGTTCAGCAACCTTGTCGATGAATTTACAGATTTTATTCTGATCTGTTTCGTCAGGCATCACCTGGTTTACAAGGTCGCCCATACGAACATATAGGCTGTCGGTGTCGATTGCAATGACATAATCCACACCATCCGTTTTAAGCAGATTGTTGAGATATTTGTTGATTGTATCCTCGGCCCAACGAATTGTAAGCTGACCAGAAATGGTGATTGCCTCTGCCATGCGAATGTCATAGTATCGAAACCATTTATTCGACATCGCACCATAGAGAGAGTTCATCATAATTTTAACTGCCATTTGTTCATTATCGAACCTGGCAATATCTTTTTCGATCTGACCTCTCTCAAAGACCTGATCCTTGGCAGTATTTTCAAGTCGCTGTTTGGCATCAAGTGCTTTTTTCTTGACAACCGTACGCTCATTATAGAGACTGTCAACAATTTGTGGGAAAACACCATGTGATTTGGTACTGAACAATTGGCCAGTAGAGGCAACACATGTATCCTTGGGAATATTAAGATCGACTCGACGCAGTAGAGTTTCCACGTCCACACCAGGCAGTACGCCATCCATAATAGTTTCAGGTGACATATTATACTGCATGATGAGATGTGGATACAGGGAGTTCAAGTCAAATGAACAGACCCATTCGTGCATACCTTTTTGTGGATCCTTGACATACGCACCTTCAATGCGGCGATCCCCTGACACCTCGTCCTGTGGACTGAGAACAACATCATGTTTCTTGAGAACATTGTAGATGTATGTGTCCCAAATTTTCACCGATCCAAATGCAGTCACATATGCAGCATTTGCCTTATGAGCAAGAGTCAATGCAAGATCAATCAGACCGGTCTTTTCGTTCATGCGCTCGACAAGTTGAGTGTCCCGGATATTGTAGTCGATAAACTTCTGATGGTTTTCACGGTATAGAGCCGCAAGGGAGGAGTACTCGGAATAATCGAGTTTCTTTTCACCGAGCACCACATTTGCAATATTGTCGAGTTTATATGACTCCTGGTTGCCATAGGTATATCCAAACTTCTTGAACAGAAGCATGAAGTCAAGCTGCGTGGTACCAAGAATATTATACGTTGTATCACGAGCCTCAGGCTTGATATTAAAGATGGAAAATTTACGAGTTTGATCCTCACCAAGAACCCGAGCAACGCGATTGACAAGATATGGCATGTCAAACTCTTCGGAGTTCCAACCGCTGACAATATCTGGTACATTTTTCTGCCAGTGAGCCAGGAAACTCTTCAGCAGAACATATTCATCCTGGCATCGAATATATTCAATGCGTTTATCATGCACAATAGAATTATCTGCATCAAAGCCACCGATACCCCAAGTGTAGAAGGTATCATCAAGATTATTTTTGATTGTAATGGCAGTGACTGGTTGTTGGGCCAGAGAAGGCTGTGGAAACCCTTGATCGGATTGTACCTCAATGTCGATATAGGTGATATTCATCACCGAGGTATCTGGAATACATCCATTGGGAAATTTATCACCAATGAACTGAGCAACGTAGTCGCGATTGCCATAGATACGGAAGTTATCCGCCTCTGTCTCACGGATAAAATCCCGGCAATCCATCATACTGCCAGGTTGAATAGAGTCGACGGTATAACCATCGAGGGTACGATATTTTGTTTTATTACGAGTAGGAACGAAGAGGGTCGGTTGAAAGCGAACCTTCTCGACCACTCTCCGTTTCCCGTCATAGCCAACATACAGAATGTCGTTGGCCGTTCTCTCGACTGAAGTGTAGAATGTCACCATAGTCTAATTTATATCACGAAGCATGATAAAGGTCAATAGTTTCTACTCTTCGGTTAAGAATTCTTTTTTCCCTTCAATAGTCTGACCTCCGGCCGCGATTTTAATTTGGCGAGGCTTTTTACTATCTGGGATGATGTTTTTGAGTGAGATGATGAGCATACCGCTTTTAAGTTCCGCTCCCTCCACTTCGATAGTGTCGGCAAGAGTGAACTGTCGGGTAAAATGCCTGTTTGCAATTCCTCTGTGCAGTACATCTCCTGATTCTCCATCTTCCTTTTTCATATCTCCCTTAACTGTGATCTTGCTGTCTTGATAAACGACTTCAAGATCATCCTCCTCGAAACCAGCAACAGCTAGTTCGATCTGATAGCGATCGTCATCCAGGCTCCTAATATTATAGGGCGGATACGATTGAGGCCGAGTAAATGCATCTACCCGGTCAAGCGATTCAAGTTGTCTGAAAAAGCGGTCAAAGCCGACAAAGAATGGATCGAGATTGCGAAGATTCGCAACGTTTTGCGTAACCATAGTTACCTCCTAGTTAGCAAGGTTAATAGTAGAGGACCCATCAGGCATCCTCATTACTATATATAATCATTCTCCTTAAAAAGTCAATAGGGGAGCGGAAAAGTTGATGATAAGGAGAATGATATTTCCGCTCCCCTATTTTGATTATGCAGCTAGTGCGCGATAGCCTGCTGCAACGACTGCACGGGAAGGAGTACCGATACGGTAGAAGTTCCGTGTCTCGCCACCCTTGTTTGTACGAGCGTTGCTGTAAATAGCAACACCGACGTTCTGACGAAGATGGTTAATCAGTGCGGTCGGATTGGCTACGCCAAAACGTGCACGGATCTGCTTCACAGTAAGCTGCTCACCATTCTGTAGTGCGGTGAGTACGCGTTCAGTCTTTGTCATAATAAGTCACTTTCTTTTCAGTTTCAAAATTGACAGTCTTGCTGTCTGACACCTTTCGGCGTTTCGTCCCTACGGACTCATCAGAGACAGATTAATTATTATGTTTGTATACTACCATATACTACTTTTTTTGTAAATAGATTTCCAATCAATTAAAATTGTTTGTTAGATATTCCTCAAGATAAAAAGAACTGCGAGGTGCAAATTGATGACGATGCACAAATCCCCGACCCCACTCATAGGCATGGGCAAATACGGTCATATCATAAATGTGCTTTAGTTCATCCTTTGAAGGATTTAACCACGTCGGATTCTTATTATGATTATAACCATCTGGTTTCCGCTTAAAAATTTCCAATTCTGCTGTGATTTTAGCTGCAACCCCTGTTACAGTAACACCTGCAAATACTTGTTCTCGCTTTTTCATCATATATCCTCTGTTGTGGTGGTGCCGGCGCACGGACTCGAACCGCGGACCTGAGGTTTACAAAACCCCTGCTCTACCAACTGAGCTACGCCGGCATCTAGACTACTTCAACAAATCCTCATGTTGCATATTTTTC